CTTGCTTCGGGGTGCTCAAGGAGATGTCTTTGTAAGCTCCCAGGATCTGCATCCGCTTCACTGTCGATGGCCGCATGTAGATGCGGTGCGTCGCACGGCTCGCGTTGGACAAGTCCGTCGCAGCGTTGTTCACAATGAGGTCGTCCGCATCGACCGACTCACTCACAGGTCGGTTCCGCAACGGGCAGAAGTAAACCTTCTTGAACGCCGTGCCGCCGAACCCAAGCATGAACAGCATGCGGTCGGTGTCGGGGTAGTATTCCCGAGCAGTGCTGGTCAGGTAATGGTTCAAGTCTTTTTCGAGGTCGTTGGCCAGCGTGTCGGAGTCCAACGTTGCATTGTTGTTGTCCTCGCGAACCTTCACTGGTCCGTCCGTGGGCAACAGCTCGGAGCGTGCGTTGGCCTGAAACCGCAACACTGCCTCGAGCAACAGGGGATGCCGCACCTTGCTCATGCCTTCGACCGGAGCCCCGTCCGCCGCACCTGAAATTCCAGGAAGCTCAATCCTCAGCCCGAGGAGCTTGATGCCCTGAGCACGATCCTCGATCCACTCCTTGCGGGAGTCGAGGTCATCATTAATGCCCTTCAACAACTCCTCGGAGATGCGGGAGAGCTCGCCTTCGCTGATTTGATCCACGAGGTTGTCGAACCAACCCTCTGGTCCTTCATCCTCGGACTTGCCGAGCGGCGCACCGTCCAACGTCAACGTGATCGAGCCATCGTCATGCTCAATGGTCAAAAGGTTGCCCTTTTCATCCATGGTCGGTTTGTCGCCGCCTTCTTCCGCCAACTCGATCACAATGTCATCCTGCGGAGCACCCATTGGTGGCTCTTCAGCAGGGAGACGGAGGTTGGGGCTTAATCCTGGGAGCAATGCCATTGTTCAGTTCCTTCAAACAGCATAAAGCGGTGGAGGTGGAGCACCTTGATGCTGGCGGCTTCGTTCGTTGTCGTCCTGAGCTTCTTCGGGTCGCTGTATCATGCCTGTTCTTCTCAAATAACGCAAGGCCATTGAGATGGTGTCAACCAAATCATCGTGCTTGGCTTTTGGGAAGCTCACAGCTTGGGTGATGACTTGATCTGCCCAGCTTTTGTCGGGCGCATAGATCAGCCCCTCCGAGAAGAAATGCTGAATGGAATAAAGCCTTGCGGTTTTGTCGATGGACTTCGGGTCATCGAGGATGACTTGGAATCCCTTGTGGGAATACAACCGCCTCAGCTCCTGCGCAACGGGATAACCCGCCGCCTTGTTCTCGATCAGGATGGTGTCGACCTTGAAACGTTGGACGGTTTGCGCCACCTTCTGCACAGACTCCGCCAGCTCGAGCCGCTCCTGCCACGCATAGATCAGCATGACCTTCGGGTGCGGCTGTTTGTAGGTCCGCTCCATCATGAACCCTTTGCCTGTGCGGTCGAGGGAGCGTGATGCCTCGGCAACCGGATCCTCGGAGAACACTCCCCACACCGTCATTGCGGTGAAGTCATTCTCGGTCTTTAGGGTGTAGGCTGTGTCGAGGCTGGCAATGATGTAATCGAACGAGGGAAAGTTGTCATTGTCCCAGAGCTGCCACCAATCGCGCTTGATGATGCCGCCATCGGCAGGTGTTGGGGTTTGCTGGAATTGGCCGGAAACAGCGAACGTTCCCATGGTGCGTTTGTCACGCTCCACAACGTGCTTGGGGAAGCGTTCAGGGAACAGAAGCTCGCCAAGGGCTTCCCGAGGATCTTCGGCTCCCAGGAGCGTTGGAAAGGCTCTGGAGGGATCGTATTCCATGGGCAACATGATGTGGTCGTAGCCCAGCTGCTTGGAGAGGATGATGCCACTAACATCCTCTTCATGCAAACGCTGCATGATGACCACGATGGCTGACTTGTCAGGGTTGTTCAGACGTGTCGGGACAGCGGTTTCGAATGTGTTCACGGTCGACTGACGCATCTGATCCGAGTTCGCGCTGTCCACGGAGTGTGGATCGTCGATGATGACCCTGTCGCCACGCGCTCCGGTCATGCCTTCGAACGCGACAGCTTGACGGAAACCAGTTTTTGCATTCTCGAACTTGGTCTTTGCGTTCTGATCACCTGTCAGCTTGACACGGTCGCCCCAACGTTTTTGATACCATTCGGATTGGATCAATCGTCGCATCTTCGTCGAGTCACGAATAGCGAGGTCGAGGCTGTGCGATGCACAAACATACCTCAGGTGCGGCATATTGCGCGGCCCCCACTCCCAAGCTGGCCAGAACACGTTGGTCAACAAGGACTTCATCGCTCCTGGAGGAACGTTGATCAACAGACGATTGTAGTATTGTTCGTCGTCGATCATCAACTCGTCAGTGATCGCAGTCAAATGGTCCGCAATCAGGTCGATGTGCCAGTTGTGGGAATAGGGCTGTCCAGGTTCCACCACGTGCCATGCGGCCTTGATGAACTCAACGAAGCTCTCTTCGCAATCGGCCTTCTCGATCTCAACCAACAGCTGTTCTGCTGAAAAGCTGTCCAACAACTCGCCAATGTCAAATGATGCGTGTTTCATTCAGCGTTCGGCTTCAGGTCAATTTGCTTCATGATGGCTTGACGCAGCTGATCCCGAACTTGGCTCGGGATTGCGGTGAAGTCGATCTTTTGCTTGATGTCGACAGTTGCGTAGGTTTCCTGCAACACACGCAAGCCGTATTTCTTCGGCGCGAGCTTCTCATTGTGGTATTTCCGAGCATCATTGATGTTGCGTGCTTTGGCCGGATTGTTCTCGGTTTCGGCAACGTCGATCATGATCTCAACGTTCACGTCTGCTCGGATCTCAATAGCTCGCGCGTACTGTTTTTCGAGCATTGGGTCTTGCGACACATACCACAAAAATGTTGCAGGAGATGGAAAACTCTCATTCGGGTCGCGACACACTCGGATCAAGCTCTCGCCTTCAGAGATACGCTTGATTATCGCGAGCAATGCTTCAGTGCGAACCTCTTCATCTGCCCACACGCTTTTTCGAGTTTGAATTGGAGTCAAAGTTCTTGGCATAATTCCCTCACCAATAAGACAAGGGAATTATGCCTGATAATTCAGAAACAGCAAATCGAAAAAATCAAAACCCTTTCCCTAATCGAAACTCTATCCACTCCCACAAAAAAGAGTCGAAATCATCCACCGGAATCTCGAACATTGATTTGGCCATGACAGGCGACCTCAACCCAGCTCCTGCTTTGCCGTAACAAAAGAAAATCCTCGTCGGAGTTTTGCCCTCGCCAACACCCACCATGACCAAACTCATGCCTCCTGCATCCGAGAACTTATCATGCCAGTTGATCTGAGATGCACGAACTTTTTTTGTCTTCAACACCTCCCCCATCAAAACACCAACCTTCAACTCAATCGGCACCAACGCTCCTCTCACCAAAACTTGAATATCCGGAATACCAATCGTCGCTCCTCTGCGAGGCTCGTAACTATTCAACCAACCAGACCAATTTTTCTTGATCCACAACTTAAATTGACGCTCTAACATGACTTACCTTTCGTTCCCGTTCCGTTCTCCAGTTTCCGTTTCCGTTTTAATCCTTATTTCAGCTACTCCCCTCCTTTCTCTCTCTCTCTCTTAATAGAGTCACAACAGAGGAAATAAAGGTTAAAACGGAAACGGTAACACTGAAATCATTGACGAATTTTGATTTGGCGTTTTTGACCCCCAAAAATCAGCCCTTTTTCCGCCCCTCGTTTTTTGGGGGGTCGATTTCAGAATGGTCGAAGATCTCCGTCCAAAACAGCCATGACGGATGGTCCGACATCATCCTTTGGTACTCCATTTCGCACTCTTTCGCCGTTTTGAACACCTCAATCGTCTGCGATGGTCCATGGTCTTTTTGGCATCCTCTCAGCGCATATGTCAGAATTTGCGTCATTACTTTCATTCCCTCAACCTCCCCGTTGGTTCAACAATGACGGTCGTAATCCCCGCCTCCAAGAACATTTGTCTTGCGATTTTGAAATGATCCTCCCAATCTGGACGATGCATAACAATAGGAAAAACCACCGTTTTGATTCCAGACTGAATGATTGCCGCCGCACAGTTGGCGCACGGATGAAGCGGCGAAACATAAAGCACATGTTTCTGAGTCATTGGTTCCTTGGCGGAGAGGATTGCATTCAGCTCCGCATGCACGGTCATCATATATTTCGTTGGCCGATCGGCGTAGCGTTCTGGAGTGTCGTCCACGCCCCTCGGAAAACCATTGAACCCAACGGAGGCGATTGTCCTATCACCCCGCACAATGACCGCCCCAACTTTGGTCGAGGGGTCTTTCGACCAGCTCCCAACATGCTCCGCCAGCTCAAGAAACCGATAGTCCCATTTATTAATAACATACATCCCTGTCATAGCTTTTTCCTTTTAATGGTAACACCTCAACCGTAACTTTTGTCTGACTAATAATTTCCCGTGTCCAGAAGCCATTTTTGCATTCATATTTCCATCTTGTTAAAATGTCCGACTTGTTGGGATTTAAACTGATGTTGCAAAGAGACAACCACATTGTATCATCAATCCCTGTCATTCCGGCAACTCCATCATTGGCATCCAATGTGTCGGTTCATCCCCAGCGATTTGTGCGTATTGGCTACGTTCATTCGTCCCTGAATAATACCAATCAGGAATGCCTTGATGTTTTCGCCCGAACCGAATCCATTTTTTATTTTTATGACAAAGAACCATAAATTGGTATGGGTTGTCGCAGGTTTCTATTGGTTGCCACCCGTCAGGTTCATCCTCCCCATACCCGCCATATGGATCAATGCCTTTGGCAATCAAATTCTCCTGAATAGATTTGCGAAGTTTTTTATATTCCTCTTTAATGTCATCATTCATAACTGCACCATCCCGCATCGCCCGTTTCTCTGCGCAACCGCTCACCGATCTCCATCACGAAGCTCCTTTTTAATTTCTCTTTTGACGGCCCTGCGCTCTGCACTCCAGAATACTTTCTTCCAGTCTTTCAAATGATCCCACCACTGCGGTGCAGATGTGAGGATGCCTTTCTTTTTTGTTGCCATCACTCTGGTTCCTTCCATTCAAGTTCTTTGATGGCGTAGTCCTTTATTTCTCTTGAATGTTCTTCCCATGTCTGCCCATCAAGCGGATTTGCCATCGCGATAAATTGCAATGATCCACGAAGGTTTTGATTATCTAACCGCAACCGCTCGATCTTGTTGGCGGCTTCATGCCACGGCCCCATGAAGTTCAGAACGCGCAGCCTGTCAACGATATCTTCATCCATCACTCATACCCCACTAGCGCGTAAACAACGATTTCATAAGTCTTGTCGTTGATCTCGCGCTCACTATATTCATCGCCGCTATTGTGCAGCTCGTATATCCGCTGTAGCCCTATGCGGAACCGCGCCGCCATTTTTGACAGATTTTGAATGGTTTTAGTGTGTTGCATTTCATCGTCCTGAAGAATCTTGAGTTGCAACTGTAACTTACTGATCTGTTCAACGATATCTGTCATTCCGGCATCCTCCCGAGAGCAGGCATCATGGGCACCATCCCGCATCGTCCGTAGGTCATGCTTACCTCTTTTTTCCAAACGACAGGACCCTCGTTGCCGAGGACTGGAATTTGGTACTCATGCCAATGCCAAGCCATGCACTCATGCGAGATGCAATGACCACTAACTTCATCAATGTCCGATGTTGCTTTAAACGGGCATAGTTTTTTGAGTGCCTCTTCCGGCGTCGCATAATCAGGGTTTCTAGCCATCACTCTTTCTCCTTCAGTGCTTCACGGGCCTTGTCGCCACGATCTTCTTCAATGATTGCGTCTACTGCAGGAGCATAAATTTCCCTCTCTGCGTAAAATCGCAATGCTTCCCGCAACTGCTCGATAATCTTTTTGGAATCTTTCAAGATATTATCTTCTCTTTGATCACCGACCCAAAAGTCTTCCGTTTTTATCGCGGCGTCTAACCGTTCAATGATATCCATCACTCATCCTCCTTCAACGCAGCACGAACCCTAGCCTTGACAGGGCCGTCTGTGGGAAATAGTCCATCAATCGCGTTAAGCAGGTCAG